GCGACACCGTGCAGGCGGCAAACTAAAGGAGCTGCCACATGGCAAAACAAAACGACCACGGCTTAATCTTTGAGGGCGATGTCAAGGTACGCAACCTCAATCAGAAAGGCTCGGGCTTTATCGACATCGGAAATACCACCGCCCTGACCACGCAAACCAGCGTGGAAACCAAAGAGCGCGTGTCCAAGCAAAAAGGCACTTACGGCAGCGCATTGGACAGCCTGAAAACCGTCAAGCCTACCGAAATCGGTCTGAAGCTCGATACTTTCGATAAAGACAATTTGGCATTGGCTTTGATGGGCGAAGCCGCCGTCATCGCGGCTACGGCGGAGACCGTTACCGGCGAGACCGTGACCATCGGCAAAAAAGGCATGGCGTACAAACTGGCAAACGGCAACATCGACCCGGCTACCGTCAAAGTCAAAAACAAGTCAAACGCCAATGTTGATGCCAAGCATTTGGACATTAATGCCACCTTGGGCATGATTACCATCCTGCCGGCCGCAGATACTGTCAACGAAGGCGAAAACATCACCGTCGAATACAAAACCCGCGATTCCGGCGGCTATAAAGTGTCCGCCGCGACCTTGTCCCGCTTGGATTTGGAAATCTATGTCGACGGCCGTAACCGCGTTACCGGCGAGACCGGCATCCTGCATATCCCCCATGCCGTACTGGCGGCGGACGGCAGTATCGACTGGTTCGGCGACGACTTTAATGAGGCGGAATTCAAAGGCACGGCAGTGTTGGCTTCGGGCGAGACTTCGACCTATTCCTTCACGTCGTACAACAACTAAAGATTCGGTAATAAACAAAGGCCGTCTGAAACTGGCTTCTGCGTATGGGCGCAGCGGCGGTAGGTTTCAGACGGCCTTATATATTGCACTCCGTTAAGGGAGTGTAAATTACAAGCTAAACCCCTTGACAAGTTCCGATTAACCGACTTTTCAAGGGGTCTGAAATGTCAATTTGTTTCTACACTATCACACCACAACCGGAACAAAATCCAGTTGCCTACATCTTCCGCCTGTTTTCCGAGACCTGCGGAAAGACTGATTGCTTGGAAACCAAAGCTTTTCCTATCCGCAATCCCAAAAATCCCCAAATCACTTACGGCGAAGCCGATTTATACGGTCAATTAAGCGTATCCGCACTGATGGCGGAGGTGCAATCATGAACCGTTCAGCTTCAGCAAGCGCGGAACGCGCTCTTCCTTGTCTAAATAGTAACAACTGCATTGAGACCGCAAACAGCGGCGAAATCAAGCAGTTGCCAAGTCAGTATGAAAACCGTAAAGCGGATACGCTGAACGAGTTTTCCACTTCTTACAAAAAATCCACTACCGCCCTAGAAATGAACGTCAAAGCGTTTATTGAAGCCTTCGGCCTGAACAAAGTCGGCTTTTTAACCCTGACCTTTGCCGATAACGTAACCGACCCAAAAGAAGCGCAACGCCGTTTCCATAGCTTGAGAACCAACTTCCTCAAACGTCACTTTTCTGAATACGTCTGCGTATATGAGCGCACGAAGAAAGGCCGTATCCATTTCCACCTAATCGTAAATACCCGTGTCGATATACGGCGTGGCCTGAATTTCCGCGAAATCGCCGCAGGCAGATACAGCTCGGCAAATCCAGCATTGCGCCAACTGTGGGCATTGCTACGTGAAAACGTCCATAAATACGGCTTTGGCCGTACCGAACTGCTGCCCGTCAAAACCAACAGCAAAGGCTTGGCGCGGTATGTGTCCAAGTACATCAGCAAACACATCAACAGCCGACTACCCGAAGACAAAGGTTATCGGCTCGTGCGTACCAGCATGGATAAAAAATTCATGTGGAAAGTAGCAAACAGCAATTTTGCTTTTGTGTCCAAAGGCTCGAAAGAGTGGAGACGCAAGTTAAAAAAGTGGGTTGAGCAGGTAGAAAGCTACCTGAACATCGTAGCCGAATGGAAACACCGCGCAGCCCTGCCAAGCATTACCCAAGACAATTACAACACCGTCTTGGCCTCTGTCCTAAGCCCGAAATGGGCATTTAAAAACCGAGAAACCATCATCAATATGTAGCGAAACCTGCAACCGTTGATTTTGGTTCGGGGGCGGGATGGGCGCGAAACCGCACTTACGAAGTAAGGCGAACGGCGCAAGCCGTGTGTGAGCGCCCCTCCCGTCCCGCCCCCGAACCGTTGAATACCAGTAACCCAGACCTTAAAGAAAGGAAAAAACATGACACAAGAAACAGAACGCCGACAAGGTATGTTTGTTATCGCCTCTTTCGATCGAATGTTCACGCGTGAACGCAAAAACCAAGACGGCACATTCAGCAAGACCCACTATGTCGGTCTGATTATCCGTTCAGATACAGAAACCCGCCTTTGCGAAGTTCGCACAAAACATCCCGAAAAGTACGAGCAGTACAAACCGCAGCAAATCGTCTCCATGCAAGTGTTTCCCCGTGCATTTAAAGACAACATCTACTATTCAGACGAAGCATAAACCAGTTTCAGGGGTTTGGCCGTTTCCCCTGAATCAGACCCCTAAAAACGGCCACAACATTTTTTTAACTCACTTAAAGGAAAAAATCATGAATATCATGAAACTGAAAACCGCAGCGCGTAACGCCGCTGCAACCGTAGCAGTAGCCGTAATGTCTGCTCCCGTTTGGGCTGATGGCACACCGTTGGAAGCCGCACAAACCGAAATCGGCGGCCTGAAAACAGGCATTGTAGCCCTCGGCGGCGTGATTCTCGGCATCGCCGTGGCAATTGTAACCATCGGCGTAATCAAACGCGCAGTATCTAAAGCCTAAGGAAACGACATGGGTTATCAAGTCGGAAGAATTTGCTACGGCACAGAAGCCGAAGCAGTGAACAACGTGATGACCCAAGTCGTACCGACCATAGATAAAGACGGGGTGTTGCATCACCCCGTTTTTAACGGCAGGACTTGGACATACAAGCAAAACGGTTACGAGTACCCGATAAAACTCACATTCCCCCAATGCGACCCAAACGAATACACAAACGCAGGCAGAGAAGTAGGAATATCCATGTTAGGCGCGTTTGTAGTCGTTTGGATTATACGCGCAGTACTTTCAACCCTAAAAATATTGAAAGAAAGAGATGAAGAATAATGCTCCCCGAAATTCTATTTTTAATTGCCGTCGCCCCTTATCTGTTCTGCTGCTGGGCGTTGTCGTTCCTCATGCTCAAGTAAACGCAGACGTACCTCCGCCCCCACCGGTACAACACCAAAACGCAGGCTTTCCGTCTGCCCAAAAACTCGAGCAGATGGGATACAACAGTAATACAGGCGTTTGGAAAGTACAAACAAACCCAACAGGCAAACCGACCGTAAGCAGCGGCGGCGGCCAAATCACGGGAAAGCAGGGGCAGCGTGTAACCGTGACAGACGGCTACGGTAACAAGGCCACGGTTAACACGCAGGTAACGCAGCGTGTAGGAACGGGCAAACTTCAGACGGCTGCTAATGCCGCTATTGTGGGTGGTGCGTATGGTTCAGCGGTAGGATCCGCTACTAAACAATATGGGCAACTGTTAGCGAATCAGATTAATTCAGGGAATTATGAGGGAGCTTTACAAACTGGTTTTAATATGGGTTCGCATATGTTAGATAATTTTCTAGGTGGAGCATTAACAGGGATTAAGTCTTTTACAGATGGAATGGGCTGGACTGGAAAATCTAATTATGAGATTTCACAAGAGCAGTTAAGACAAATAGCCGCCCAACAACAAGCCGCACAAGCCCAAGCAGAAAAAGCAGGCAACTATCAAAAAGCAGTAGCTCACGCCGCAGCAGCCAAAGCAGCAGAAGCAACAGCAAAAAAAGCGCAACAACAAGGTCAACAGAAGAAAGAAGAACAGAAGAAAGACGAAGAAGCAAAAAAGAAAGGATTATTGAAATATCAATTAATAGTAGAAGTCGATGGGTCATATTCAAACTATGTTTTCTATGCTCCAGATGGTTATAGATTAAGTGGCTCTGCTGATAATACTTTAAACAATTCGCCTGCATATATGGGCAAATTTGTATCATCCTACAATATTGATGCAGGTAGATACGCCTCACCATCAAAAATTAAAGTAAGTACACCGTCTGATAAGCATGTTTATGTTCGTTGGAATTCTTATAAAGAAGGTACAGTTCCAGAAGCAGAAAAACAGAAACTCGCACAAAATCAAAGCGAAGTAAAAGCCGAAGATTTTATGCTGACACAAAAAGAAATGTTAGACATTCTTAAACGCATGCTTGAGAACAATCAGACAAACCATGCCGAACTGATGAACCAGCTCACCAAAATGGGTAACGTCGTACCCGATTCCACAACATCGACCGAGTTTACACCGGCAACGGCTACTACCGCCCCTTATACTCCGTCAGGCTCGAACACACCGCAGCAGACCCAAATCACGATAAATAAAGACGGTAGCGTAACAACAAGCGTTATTCCACGTTCCGACCTCGTACCGAACAGTCCGCAAGCTCCAACGCGAAGCGCGTTGATACCCAACAACCCCAGTACCCCAAACACACCTACAAGCCCCACCAGTCCGACCACACCAACGACGCCAACGACACCGACTAGCCCAAACAACCCAAATACACCTATCACACCCGATAATCCAACCGTGCCAAACAAGCCCAAAGAAGACCAACCACCGCAGGAAAACACAGCCTATGAAGACCCCGACATACCCACCCAAACCGTAGATTTAGACTTTAAACCAGCCGATATATTTTCAGTTGACGGCGTATGCCCAGAGCCGAGAACCGTAGATTTTGGCATGTTCGGCCAATATGAATTTTCATATGACCCCCTATGCGATTTTGCCCGAAAACTAAGGCCGATTTTGATACTTATCACAATCGTATCCTGCTCCTTTTTCGTTTACTCATCACTGAAAGACTAAAATGAATATCGGAAACATCATAACCGCCGTACTGATGACCGTAGCAGGCAGACTAATAGCCGCGTTCGGCCTGTCGTTTGTAACCTATGTCGGCCTGAACGAAGTTCAGAGCCGCATAGTCTCGGCCATTGCCGAAAACCTGAACAGCATACCGAAAGAAGCCTTACAAATTGCCTATATCGCAGGTTTGGGCGTAGTGCTGAATTGGATAATCGGTGCATTTGCCTTCGTCATTTCCACAAAAAGCCTGACCAAACTGGCCGCAGGCATATCCAAAAAATAGAGAGAAAAGCCATGTTATATCTGTTCACAGGCGTACCAGGTTCGGGCAAAACCCTGAATGTCGTTTCCATGCTCGCCAAACGCCCCGACCTTAAAAACCGCCCGTTGTTTATAGACGGTATTCCAGACCTTCAAATCCCACATGAACAAATCCCCGAGGGCGAAAGCATCCAAACTTGGCCGAAGTGGGCGCCGACGGGCGCGATTATTGTCGTTGACGAATGCCAGCGCATATTTAGACCGCGCCCCAGCGGCTCGAAAGTCCCCGAATACGTATCAGAATTGGAAACCCACCGCCATCGCGGCCTAGACTTCTTTTTTATTACCCAGCATCCCCGCCTGATAGATGCCAACCTACGCAGCCTGATTGAACACCATACCCATGTAAGCAAGACTGAATTAGGCGTAAGGCGCAAACTGGAATGGAGCACGGGCGGCGCGAAAAACCCCGAAAGCAGGGCAGACGTAAGAGACGCACTCAAAAGCGTGTACAAGCTCGATAAAAGCGTGTACGGCCTATACAAATCAGCCGAAGAACACACCAAAATCAAAACAGGCCGCAGCAAAGTCTTTTACCTGATTCCTGTCATACTTTTGATGATAATCGGCGGCCTTTGGGGCTTTTATGACTTTTGGGGAGACTTCAAAAAAACCACACCGACCCCCACGGCGCAGCAGGAAGTTGCCGCGCCAGCGGTGGTG